CTCATCATTTCTAAACGTACCATTGATGTTTGATAAATCATATCGAAATACATCAACACCATTTTCATTTGTTTCTGTAATAGATTCAACTCTTGCTTGAGCTCCACTTAATGCACCAAGTATTGTCTGTCCACCTTGAGCTGAAACATCTCCTGTTCTGTGAACAACACGAATATAATTAACTCTTTCAAAACGACCATCACTTACTTTAAGAAGTTGTGTAGAAGGATAAAAGACTGTTGCCTTGTCGTTGAATAGAGCATGAAAAAGAAGTTTGATTGAGTTCTCTGTTCCCTTTGCACGATAGAAATCGAGAACATTCTTCATAAAGAGTCGTTCATCACCAGCAAGATTTTTTGGTATATCAACAAGAACTTCTCTCTTGAACCAATCAAGATACTCTGATGTTGTTTTGTCAATGTCCTGATAATCTAAAAGATTTTTTGATCTTTCAGTAACATTACCATCTTGCTCCATATATTCATAATATGCTTTTATGAACTTAACAAGAAGTGGGCCTTCCTCTCGTATAAAATCTGGAAACTGATTCTCAACGAGAGTTGAGATTTTTGATTCGGTACTCATTAGTAACCGCCACCACCACCGCCACCACTACTACTTGTTGTAGTACCTCCTGTACTAGACGTTGTAGTTGTTGTACTAAAAATTGTACCTCCTATTTCAGATGACCCTGTGGAAAGTCCTGTACCCTCTGTGTCGATTGCAGTTGCACCAAGAATTGTTGATGTTGTTTCATCTACCATTGTTACTTTTGCTTGTCCAAAAAGCATAAGTTCATTTGTAGATGCTTTTATATCTGTTTTTCTTGGGTCAACAGATATACTTATAAACGAACCAACATAAGAGATCGGTAAGAAATTATCAAGTGTGATAATTCCCTCATCATAGTTTATTCTTCCAGCCTTTTTATTTAAGTATATTCTGTTATTACCCTCTGTGTAGTAAATTTGAATATCACCCTCTCCATCATCATCAAAGAAAGCATTGTATGTAACTCCCTCACTTACAAAACCAAATGAGGAACTTTCAACAACTCCATAAATTCCATCCATAGGATGTGGATGCCTTAAATCAAATGCATTGTTAAAGTTCAATGTATAGGTATAAGGCCGATCAAGTAGAGGAGTAAATCTTTTCTCTATACGAATACTTGTTTGGTTTCCAAAGATAGAAGCATCAGTATCGTCAATAAATCTTTGAAACTTTGATATACGAAAACGAGTATTATTAAACTGTCCGAGATTTGATGATTCAAAGTTTGTTACTGTTGTCGAAACATTTTCACGAAGCTGTTGTCCTGATAAAGTTGTGGTGTCACTATTCCAACGAACTTCAATTGTTGGATTGATGTAAAGATATGTCGCATCAACAAAGACAGTTTCAAATCCAACAACATTATATTTTCTTAGTCTATCACCGATAACAGTTTTTCTTTGCTGTGAAAGATAAAGAGATGTTTCTGGTTTGGCTGCAATATAAACTTTTCCGTATGTTGGAGGGTCATTATTTTCTCCACCCCAAACTCTAAGTGATTTTATATCTGGAAAATCTCTTACAATAATTCTTTCATAGTCTGACGTAGCAACTGCACGATTTTGTGTTTGATAATTTTTTGGTGCATTAAATTTAATACCCTCAATTGATTCTGGATTTGCTCCAGCAATTGCAGCTGAAGTTGTCGAAAATGTAAAGTTAGTTTCTCCACCAATATTTGCTGGTGCAGTAAATACAGCTGCACCATTTAATCTTTCTCCGTTACACACTCGATAGTCTGCAATAATTATATTTCCTGTTGTTAGTGCTTTACCAATAACTCCGTTTCCAAAAATTAATTCGTATTCCTGTTCTTCTGTTTCTTGACAAAAGTAAACAGTACTGTTTGCGAATACTGAACTAATATCATCTGCCTTTGTATGCGTGATAACAGTTGTATTAGATGCACTTGTTTGAACAGAAACAGCAAGACTTGTTAAGTCTATGTTTTCATTAGGTAAAATGTATCGAGTATTTGCAGAGCCAACTGTAAATCTATGTGTAAGAGGTTCACCTTCTGTGATAGTAATGTTTGCAGAGAGAACTGTTGATGTTCCTACCTTATTAATAGTATATGCTTGTGGAGTGACAAAACTATAATTAATTCCCTCAACTGTTGCAGTAAACTGTGTATTCTTTGCAACCGTTATTGTATCTGTTTGTGTATTTCTAGGGGTAACATTGACTTGTACAATTGCACTTGCCCCTCTTGCAGAAGAAGGAGTGTATCCCAACATCTTTGCTCTTGAAACAACATTTGCACGAATCTGTGCAGAATCAAGAAACATTTCATTTGAAGCCATGTTTGTATAGATTGAATTATAATAAGTATTGTATGCAAGTAAATCTAAAAGATTTGAAATCGTAGAACCTTCAAAGTCATAATCTGTAAAATCAGACTGAGATGAAATATAGTTTTCAAGATTATTACGAATAGTCGTAAAATCTAATCCTGTTACATTGAGAACATTATTTGAAAGTGCCATTATCTTATTCTTTCTAAGGATATAGTTGTTGCTTCTCTGCCTGTTTGATTACGAATAAAAAATTCAATTGTCACTTCAAGAGTGTTTAAATCATCATTTGCATCTGTTCTCACATCTAGTATTTTAACTCTTGGTTCGTAGTTTTGTATTGCTAATTCTATTTGTTCTTTAACTTCCATTTCAACAATAGGGCCAAAACTTTCAAATAGTTTTCCCTTTATATTACCACCAAGAAAAGGTTTATAAGGTCTTTCATACTTATCCGTAAGAATTAGCAGTTTTAATGCTTGTTTTACTGCATCTGCATTTTTTAATACCGACAATCTTTTCGTTACAGGATTTTTAGTGAATTTAAAATTCAAATCCGAATAAAGTATTTTATTTGTTGTGGGCATTTAATTTCTCTCGATTTTTTACTATTTATAAGTTATTTTAACTGTTTTCTATACAATTGTAACAGCCTCATTTCTTTTTACTGTCGTCACTACTATTGGTTTTATTCCATATTTGTTTGGAGTTCTCAAGACCACATCTCGTTTTAATTGTATTAATGCTTCTTTATTTCTTTTTCTTGCACTATCCTCAGCCTCTTCGACTTTATTTTTGAAATCTTCTGTCGTTGTAACTAAACTCTCCGAAGCATCTATAAGGGCATCAAGTAGAGGAATACCTATAGTTGGAGCTTTTATGGCAGTTCCTATTTTTAAAACTCCACCAGATGTTTTCATTAGATTGTCTAAGTCACAAACAGGAATGTCTAGTATATTATTTACGTCAATTCCAAAATCTTCTGCTATTTCTTCAGCAATTCTTGCAGCTCCAGCTGCATCTCCTCGTTTAACTGCATCTTGAAAATCAGCTGCTTTATTAATCAAGGAAACTGCATTTTTTATAGTGCTAAGTGGAACAATTTCATTTATCTTAGATAATAGTTTAATGTACTGAGCATCAATTGCTAGTCTTACTAAGTCTATTCTAGCATCAATACCAGCTGCAACATTTTCGAGTGCCTTTTTTATTAGTTTCTTTTTAAATTTGATGATATTTCTAGCATCAAGAACTCCAGCTACTACGTTACATAAACTCATGTTTTAGATACTCCTGAATCACCACCGCCTGGTGTTACACCACCATGAACGTGTCCGTCAAGGTCAATACTATCATCTCCAGCAAGAACATTGACTGACGCATTTGCAGTTCCTTTTATTGAGACATTGGCATCTCTGTCATCTCCGCCTGGAAGTGCTGGACTTCTAACCATTTTTATTGTATTCTCTTCAGCTGCACTTTCAATCCTAACCGTATCTGAACTTTTGATTGTAAGTTTACCATCGCTGTTAAGAGACATTTCTGTTCCTGCGATACTAACTGCTTTTGATATTACTCCAAAATCTTTTGCACTATCTAAAATTATATCACCTGTTCCTAAAGCACTTACCGCAAAATCTCCAACAGTTGATACATCATAATCACCTACAATTTGTTGTGTAACATCTGAACCAAAACTGATGATCGAATCATCGCCAGTCGAGAACGTGTATGTTCCTCCGATTTGAACTCCTAAATCAGTTGTAACTTCTTCTGCTCGACTTCCACCAATTTTTGAAACATAGTCTCCTTTTACATTAAGAAAGTAATCTCCCTCAACTTCATGCGTAAAACTTCCCTGTGTCATAATTCTTGCATCACCTGTTACAGTAATGTTCTGCCCACCTTTAATAAAAACATTTTCATCATCTAAAACAATTTCATAATTCTTACCAACTATTTTCGTAATCTTTGTTCCGTCTGGCTGTATTTCTTCAAATGTTCCAGCTCCATGTTGTGTGTGTATTCTCTCAGCCTCAGGTGTATTATCAATCTCAAAGATATGTCCACCTTCTGTCTTTGTTACATGATTGTAAGGATACGTTGAAGCTGCAGGAGCATCTGCTGTACCGTATCTTGGAAAAGGTTCATTCCATGTATCTCTACTAGGCCCTTTCTTATCAATCATTCCTACTTTAGCATATTTTGCAATCGGAACATCTTTAGTTCTTCCTGATACTTTTGCTCTGTATGCTGGTGACTCCTCATTTGAAACTTCCTCTCCTCTTGCAAGAGTAGGAGTATCTGGTTTTCCTTTAAATTCTTCAAGAGGATATCTTTCATATGGGTCACGAAATCCTGTACCAAGCACCTCACCCTCTCCAGATATACCAGAGATTGAACCCATGATGATTGGAAACTGTGCTTTCTTTCCATCCATAAAAAATCCAACAACCCACGAACCTTCAACAAGTCCTGTTGGAGATGTTCCAATACCACTCAATGCAGCTGATGTAATCGGTTGTAATGGTTGAGCCCAAGGCAAATCACCTGTAGGGAGTTTGTCCTGATTTTCATCATGCCAACCCATACACCTCACTCTACAACGACCAAGCTGTAGAGGGTCGTTTCTATCCTCGACAACTCCTGTCCACCATATAAATCCATCTAATCCTAAAAACTCATTTGATTTTCTCAAAAGAAATCTCCTGCAACTCTTTTACTCTCAGTCTCAACTCTATTTGCAAAACTATTCTTCACGCAAGTAAATGATGTGGTATAGATAGCTTTAGAAAAACTAAACGCATGATGTACTTTTGTAATAAGAAATTTTGCATCTTTCTCTCCACCTTTAAGTCTATCTCCACCATAAAATAAATTATACATTCTCATCATTTCTTCATCATTTGATTCTTGAGGAACAAAAACATTTACAACTTGTCCAACATGAAGATCACTAATTCCAGATACAGTACAATTTATAATTATTGTATCAAAAAGCATTCTTGATGCAACGTCTAAATGTGCAAAGCGATGTCTCCGTCTTGGAAAGAAATATTGTGGGTCTGACTCTTCTGAAACATTTTCCTCAAAAAATGTACCTTGTAGCCTATCCTCTGGAGCTCTTCTTTCAGAAGTAACAATGATCTCTGGAATATCGAGCTCTATTTCTTGAACCTCATCAAATTCTGTGTCACTTGATATTCCTGTATCTTCAAAATATCCTGTGCTTAAACCATCTGGTATAACTGTGCCTCGTAATAATCTTGAGTGTATATCTTCATCATTAACTTGAAGAAAAGATGTCTTATTTGGTATTGTCTTGTATTTTGCAATCTGAACTAATTTATCATCTTTTAAGTAATTAAAAGTTTTTTCAGAAAAAGTTTTGGTAACAGGGTCAATTACTTTAACTGAATTTCTATATCCTCCACCAGAAATTTTACGCAATCCATTAATACCGTCTTTAACTTCAATGTCTGTGATAACTTGATATGGAAATATCGTATCTTTTTCAGCTCGTCTTTTTACATCTCCAAGACTCTTACCAGCATCTGCAAGATAAAAGTTTTGTACTACTTCACCTTTCATTAACTCATCTAATGTCTTAAAGTGAAACTTACGATCAAGAGTCTCATAGAACATATAATTTGATGCAGGATATTTCTCTGATTCAGACTCATCAGCAATATGTTTTATGAAGGACATAGGGCTTCGACCATTTCCTATGAAATACTGTGTTCCAAAACTTTCACTTGTTTCAAGTTTTTTAGGATTTTTAAGTTGCGACTGTGATCTAAAATAAGTGCCGTAAACAGATTCAACAGTTTGACTTCCAGAAAGTTTATATATTCTATCGACACTTGAAACAAGGTCTAGTTTCTTTTCTGGAGAAACTCCATAAATCACATATTCTCGTACTCTTTCTTTTGTTTTATTAATGACACTATGTTCATAGACATCAAACTCTGCTTCAACATAGTCATTAAAAGATGGTGTTCTATAAGTAATTACTATCTTTTCATCACCAACAAGAGGCATTCTTTCTATAATTCCAATTCCATCTTCAATACCAACTTCTATAGATACAGCAGAAGATTCAATATTTTCAAATATAGATACTTCAAAACACATTGCTTTTATATCAATAAAAGAATCTTCTGATCTGTCAAATGCAATAAGTCCTATTTGCTGTATGTCAATACCCAAATGCTTGTAAGTGTTATCACTCATTATGCAAAAACACCTCTAACAGCAGAGAGAATCTGAGGAAGATACACCTCATCTAAAAGTTTAATGTTTCTTCTTTCATCATTAAGGTCTTGTTCATATTGATACGCGGAAACTTCTTTCCTTACCTTGACAAATCCTGTTTCTCCTTGTAGTGTATCTCCTGCAAGAGAGTTGTATGTTGTTTGGTCGATTTTAACTGTTCTCTCTGGAACAACCGTACCATCTGCCAAAGTACTTTGTGCGTTTAATATTTTTTCGTAATGATGAACTGTTCCTTGAGCTTCTGAAATACTTCCGTACTTTTGTCGAATAAACTTATCAAGACTGTACTGTTCTTTTGGCCATTCAAACTGTGGGTCGATAATATCATTGACAATTAGAATTAACCAATCGAGAGTTGAATCTTGATAGTATAGTTCCGCAACAATATCTGGTCTATCTTCTTCTTGAACTTGATAGTCGTAGTAAATAGCTGACTGTGATAATAAAGCTTCTTGAACTTTAAATCTAAGAGTAATGTTTGTCAGAGAGTTTGATTTACCGTTTTTTTTAAGGTCGTAATCAATCTTTGGAAATGGTTTAAAATAATGTGCCATTATAAACCCTCTTCTATTTCGTCTTTTGTGATAATTCTTGTCTCTGTAAAGTTCATTTCTATTGTAACAGAAACAGGTGCTTCTTCTCCGTTCTCAAGATTATGATAGAAGGGGCCTCCTTCTCCATGATAGTTTACATTAAATCCTGTTAGTACACAAGTCTGAAATTTAAAAAGGTGGTCTGGATTATTTAACTCAAGTCGAAACTGTTGTGGATATCTAAAAAAGTGATTTTGCTCAATGTACTCTGGCACCATTGCGTGCTTAAATGCTCTTATAATCTTTGTAATTGTTTTTGATTCTCGTTGATTACTTGGTACAAGTTTATAACTAAATGAGTGCGTTCTAAATCCTGTTCCTTGAAAGAGAACTGCTAAATGAGGATTTCGTGCCATTCCACTTCCTGCAAATGCACCTTTAATACCAGCTCCACCAGCTGCACCAATTGTACCACCAAGAACTCCTTTAATCAATCCACCAATAATTGCTCCACCCTCAGCACTTGCAAATTGGGCACCCATACTTTTCACTCCTGACATACCAACATCATCTCTTACACCCGCTGCAAAGTTTTTTAGACTCTCTGCTGCAGATTCAACTTCATTTTGTCCTGTTCCTATTGTATTAGTTAATGCACCAATATTTCGTGCAGCTGCAGTTCCGACAACTCCAAGTTCTTCATTTGCATACTCTGATGAGTATCCAGCAGTAAGATTTGCAGGGAGAGGAAGAAAAATTCTTGTGTCAATCGAACCTTTTTCGAAAGCATCTCTTTGAAATTGAAACTCTCTAAAAATAGAGAATTTCATAAACTGTCCTACATTCTCTATTTCACTTGGAAAGATGATAGTATCTGCATCTTTTCTGAGCAAAAGTCTACCTAATTTTCCATCAACAAAATTTTCTACTTTGTCAACAATTTTACTTATTTTTACCATGAGATAAATATACCTTGTGAGAATTTAAAACTATTTATAAGTAAATATACAATGACTAAATATTATCAGGGAAAATTTAGACCAAAGAACCCAATTAAATACAAGGGCGACCCAACAAACATTGTTTTTCGTTCCTCATGGGAACTCAAAGCCATGAAATACTTTGACCTCAATCAAAATGTATTGAGATGGCAAAGTGAAGAACTCTTTGTTCCGTACAAATCTCCGATTGATGGAAAATGGCACAGGTACTTTCCAGACTTTTTAATTGAAGTAAGAACAAAAGAAAACTTGATTGAAACCCATATGGTCGAGGTCAAACCCTATGCTCAAACAAAAGAACCAAGAGTACAAAAGAGAAAAACAAAAAGATATATTACAGAAGTAAAAAATTGGGGTATAAATAGTTATAAATGGAAGTATGCACAAAAGTTTTGTGAAGAAAGAAAATGGAAGTTCACGTTAATAACAGAAAAAGATTTATTTTAAATGCCTGCATTTACATTTGACAAGATACTTGAGAAGGGAGCAGCTCTTGGGAGACTTCCTGCAAAAGAACGTAAGTCAAGAGATTGGTTTCGTAATCAAGCAAGAAAGACTTCAATCACTCCAAGAAAGTTGCAGTCAGAAGCAAAATCACAGGCAGTAGGTCGTGTTAGTATGGGAAGAATGTATTTCTTTGCATACGACCCTAAAACAAAAAAAGAACTTCCGTACTACGATAGATTTCCTTTAATCTTTCCGTTCAAAAAAGCACAGGGAGGATTTATGGGAATCAATCTACATTATCTTCCACCACGATTAAGAGCTAAACTTATGGATGCCCTTTATGGTTTAGTGACAAATAAAAAGTATGATGAAACAACTCGATTAAATTTAAGTTATAGAGTTTTAAATGGAGCAGCTCGTTTTCGTTTTTTTAAACCAACTGTTAAGAGATATTTGACAAGTCAAGTTAAATCAAGATTTATAGAAGTAAATGCTGAACAATGGGATATGGCACTTTTTCTTCCTGTTGAACAATTCTCTAAAGCAAGTAAACAGAAAGTCTGGAGCGATAGTAGAAATGCCATTTAAGATAAACGAATTTACAAGTAACTTCAATGCAGCTGGTTATGCAAAGCAAGATCGTTTTGAAGTTAGAGTCATACCACCAACAGGACAAGGAAGTGACGGAAGTGCTCTTGGAAGATTAATATCAGGACTATCTTTACTTGGAGGTACGGTCGGAGAAGTGGCTGGTATTCTCAATGGTCTTGGAGATAATGTTGATATCTTTCATCTTGCACTTAGAGCAGACTCAGCAGAATTGCCTGGGCGTGCAGTTCAAACATTAGACAATCGGTATTATGGCCCACTTCGTAAAAGTGGTTATCAAGCAAACTATGTTGATACAACGATTACATTTATTTGTAGTGAAGATTTAAGAGAGAAGTTATTTTTTGAAAAATGGCAAGACTTGATTGTAGGAGAACACAGAGTTGCAGGAACTAATCCTGACTCGAAAGCATTTAATGCTGGTTATTATGATGATTACGTTTCAAGTATTGAGATTCTACAAATGAACGAGAACAATGATGTCACATATGAAATGAGACTTCTTCAAGCATATCCAATACAAGTCGCACCACTTCCTTTGAATTGGGCTTCAGACGAATTACAAAGACTCTCTGTGACATTTGCATACAATAGATATGAAAGTGATTCTAAGAAATTACCAAAAATTATAAGTTCACTTGCAAATCTTGGAAAAGTAAGAGACTCAAGAACATCAACTATTAGAAGGGCAGTTAGATTTCTTGATAGAATATTTTAATTGATTGGAGAATATTATGGCACTACCTTCGTTATCTGTTCCTGAGTTTGAAACAACAATACCATCTACAGGAAGAAAGATAAGGTTTCGACCTTTTCTTGTAAAAGAAGAAAAACTTTTGTTTATTGCACTAGAGACAAAAGATCAAAAAGAAACAATTCGTGCAGTAACAAAATTGTTAAAAAATTGTATATTAGATGATGTTGATGTATCTAAGTTAGCAAGTTTTGATTTTGAGTATTTGTTTTTACAGTTAAGGTCAAAATCTGTAGGAGAGATATCAAATTTAGAAATAACACATGATGAGTCGAATGAATGTAAACATAGAACTAAAGTGGCTATAAATTTACAGCAAGTGAAGCCCCCTAAAATTGAAGATGATTCTTCAAAAAACATTATGATAACAGATACGATTGGTATTCGTTTCAATTATCCAAGTATTGATGCCTTAGAATATATGGTATCACTTGGTGAAATGAGTGACTTTGAACGAGTTTTGAAAATGGTTGAAAAATGTATTGAATGTATTTTTGATGGAGAGCAACTCTATGATACCTTTGAGCCAAGAGAGTTGGAAAAGTTCATAGGAGATATGAATCAAAAGCAATTCGAAAAGGTTGCTGAATTTTTTGGAAATCTTCCTATGCTCGAACATAAAATAACTTGGAAATGTGAAAAGTGCGGTAAAGATGATTTTGTAAATGTAAGAGGGCTCCAGAATTTTTTTATATAGGTCTTTCCCATGATAGTCTACAGAATATCTACAAGACTAATTTTAATTTGGTTCAACATCATAAATACAACTTGACAGAACTTGAAAATATGATGCCGTGGGAAAGACAAATATATGTACAACTTCTTGTTCAGTATCTTGAAGAAGAAAACGAAAGATTAAAACAAAAGGCAAAGTAAATGGCTGTTCCAGCACTCGAAAATGCAAACGAAAGTATCATAGACCGACTCAAGGCAGAAGGTCAGCTCACTCGTAATCGAGGTACAAACTCTCTGAAAGTTGTTATCTCTAAACTTGACGGCATTTTTAATCTTTTAAAAGACCAATCTGTGTTTGCAGCTCAAGCAGAAGCTACAGCAAAATTCAAACAAGATGAAGAAGAAGCTGAATCTGCAAGAAAAGAAAAAGCTGGTAAAATTGCAGAGAGAGTACAAACTGTCGGAAACAAAGTTACAAGTGTTTTGGGAAAATTACTTAGCTTTCTAGCAGTTCCAGCTCTTCTTGCCTTTTTAACATTTCTTCCAGAAATATTAGAAAGTGAAACATTTAAAAAACTTTTAAAAGCTATAGGGCCTGGAGGAAGAATACGAGTACTTGTAGAAGGATTTTATGAAAATACTATTTTGCCAATAGTTAATTTTTTTGTAGAAGGATTTAAAAACTTAATTGACGATATTAGTAATCCAGATAAAACTCTTGGAGATATCTTTACAGAAAATCTTGCTCTTATTTCTGTTGGTTTTGCGACTCTGTTTAGAAAACAGCTAATAACAATTGTTGGAAAGGTACTAGGATTTGTTGCAACAAGTTTGGGGCCTAAAGGAGTAATTCTATTAGCTATAGCTGCTCTATTGGCTATATCTGCAAAAAATATAAAAGAAGAATTTGATAAAGAGGGAGATTTTGTAAAAGCAATTGTTAAAGGAGTTGCAAGAACAATTGGACAAATCATTGATTTTATTCCGAGTCTTTTTGGAGTAGAAACAAACTTTGAAAAAGATTTAGGTAATGCTGTTGGAAATTTATACGATTCGATAGGTGAACTTATCAAAGGACTTATTACCAACATTAAACTAGGCATAGGTAAAGTAGCAACCACTTTAGGAATGGATGAATCAACAGCCGAAGAACTTCTTGGATTAGAGTCAGGAGCTCTTAGTGACAAACAAACATTAGAAAGAAAAAGACTGAGTCTTCAAGAGGGTATAGGTAATATTGATAAACAGTTAGAAAGATTTGAAGAAAAAGCAAGCCGGAACGCTGAACGAAATTTGCCTGCTAATAACCCAATGGTTAAAACAACTCTCGATCAAATTGAAAGACTACAAAGAATGAGAGAGTCAAGACAGCAACAAATTATTCAAATAAACAATCAACTTTCAAATGTTGGAAATGACAATTCTTCAGCTTCTGCTTCAGTAAGTAGAAGTTCAGGGCCTATTGTAACAGATTCAAGAAAAAGTGTAGATAACTCACTAAACTAAAAGAACTCTTCTAACGTATTTGGCTTTGCATACTTTCCGATTGGTTTAGGAGTTCTTGCTTTTGACCCTTTTGTTGCAAGTCGATTATCACAATAAGCAACACAAGAAAATCTCTCACCCTTTCCTGATATCGGAGTCACTCCATGTATCTGAAGT